ATCCTTGTAGTGACCGATCATCGTTTCGTTGGATTTGGTGTCCAAGACGAGCTTCAGTAGATGCTTCGCGACACAAATCGCCCCGTCTTTGGGGATCGAGTCGGGGACGACGAGCTTCGGAATCTTCTTCCGTCTGAAGTCGTTGGTGTCTATCGGATCCGCGTCCGATTTGATCGGGAAACATTCGTCCTTGACAACTGCAGGGTCCTCTTCGGTCTTGATAGGTGCCGTCGGTGATTGAAAAACGTACTGATAAGGATTCACTTTGATCTTTCCGTCGCGCATGTGCTTGATTCTGTGCGGACCGCCGATCTGAAGCATATCTTTATCTTTCAGCTTCGTCCAACCACTCGGGCTGAGTTTGATGTTGTTCAAGTACGTTCCGTTGGCGCTTCCGCCGTCTTTGACATACCAGCAGCACTCGTTCATACACTTGGTGAAATAGAGGTGGTTCCTCCTTGTAGCCACTAGAGTCTCGGCGGTGCCGGTGTTCGGAAGGATCAGATTGTTCGTCTCGGTGTCGCGTCCCATATTCAGAGTGGGGTGCCTCACCAACGGATGAAGCCGTACCCTCTTCCTGTTTCGCGTGTCGTCGAGGTCGAACGATCGAGCCTCCATTTCATTGTAGACCGAAGTCTCGGGAATGGGCATCAATTTCGCCATTGTGGTCGAGTAAGGAGTGTGTGATTTAGGGTGGTACGAATCCAGTTAAACCCTAGATTCCATGCGTTTTTTTTTCAAATTTTTTCGCAAGGTCGATCTAATGTCGACAGAATGCGAATACAAAAAATGGAAATTACAGTGAAGTAAGTGTGATGAATAATTTAGTTGCTGTATGCAAGGCCGCCCATGCCGCTCATGATGCGCAGCACGTTGTAGTTCACGGCGAACACCTTCACCATGTTCTCGGTGGTGTCCACGCCGGACAGGTTGAGAGTGGCGTTGTCGATGCGAGACATGTTGCAGGTACCGGAAGGCTGATGCTCCTCGGGCTTGAGCGCGAAGGAGTACACGTTGATACCGGCGGTACTGGGCACGCGCTCGTGGTGCTGGTAGGGCTGCACCAGCTGGAAGTAGTTCGCCTTGCGAGCGGAGAAACGCTCGTGACCGTTGAGCTGCAGCTTGGCGGTCTCGTAGGTGGAGATGTAGGTGCCCACCTCGGTCTCGTCGCCCTTCTCGACCCAGATAAGCTCCTTCACGGGGTGGTTGAAGTTGAGCTTGATCTTGGTGCTTGCGGACTCGTCGCCGGTGAACTGCAGCTGCTCGATCAGGTACTCGTGAGACACCTGCGCGAAACGGCGGCGCTCGTCGGTGTCGAGGTAGATGTAGTCCACGTACAGAGAGGCGGAATTCATTTCGGAACCACCGACGGAAGCAAGGGAGCCGAACTCGATGTTGATCTTCACCTCGTGGTACTGCAGAGCGATCAGAGGCAGCGCAAGACCGGGGTTGCGGCAGAACCAGAACTGCAGGGGCACGTACACCACGTTGGTATCGCCGACGAAGGTCTTAGAGGGATCGGTGGAGTTGAAACCGGAGCCCTCCACCATGGACTTGTAGCCGTCCCAGTGGCTTGCGGTTTGAGTAAGCTCGTTCCAAATGTGGAGCCACTCACCGTAGTGCTTGTCGATGCGCTGACCACCGATCTCGATCTCGACGGACTTCACAAGCTTGTGCCCGGCCCAGGTGTTCGGCTTATCCTTGAACTCGGCCTGAAGGTAAATGCGGTGGATCAGGTCACCGTTACGGGAGATGGTGCAGGTCACCTTACGGCCGAAATCGGCGGTACCGTTGAAAGTCTGCTCGATGGACTCCATAGAGAAGTTAGTGTGACGACGGTACACCACCTTGAAAAAGGTAATCTGAGGGTTGCCGGTCAGATAGATGTCTTGCGCGCCGTAGGCCACCAGTTGCATAAGTCCTCCACCCATGGTAGAATTATATTTTAATATAACGCAACATTTTTTTTATAGCCATTTAAGATTTAACACAACGATCCCTTGTATCATAAATTGCCTCGAATGAAACAGAGCTCTGCCTTAAAACGATCGTGCAACTACAAAAAAACCACCAAAACACTAGACTCCTGCCATAAACACAATCTAGAAACCTTTGAGAAGAACAGCGGAAAGATCGACGAATTAGTGGAAGAATTGAAGGTCGTTTCCGATGAAATCGATCGTATCGAAGCGAAACCGAATCGGGAAAAAACTGATGACGAGTTTCGTAATATTGTCCACTTGCGTGAAACGAAGGCGCAGCTTACTACTCAGATAGAGCAGATGCGTTCGCGTGCGTCTGAAATTAGCTACTTCGCGAACACGAGCGACATCCTTTACAACTACTACAATCTTGTGGAAAATAACACCGACGAACGTATGCAGTCCGTCTTCTCCTCCAAAAACACGAACACCGGCTCCGGTGGGAAATCGATCATCGATTATTTCAAAACGCCTTCGAAAACGCCGAACGTCTCCCCTTCCGTTACTCCGGCCACCGTTCCGAAAACAGAAATGAATCGCGCGGCGCTACTCGACGAGTATCTGTCATACACCGACAATGATTACATCAACGATAGCATTGACAATAATCAGGCGATATGTTGCAGCCACTGCGGTTCTTTGGAAAAGACGGTACTGTACCACGATAGCTTGTCGTATTGCAACAAGTGCTACGCGATAGACAATCTTCTCACGGACAACGAGAAACCATCATACAAAGATCCACCTAAAGAAATAAGTTATTTTTCATACAAACGGATCAATCATTACCAGGAGTGGTTGAATCAAATACAAGGCAAAGAGACGACGGATATTCCGGAGGAGGTGTTCGACAAGATCTTATTGGAACTCAAGAAACAACGTATCGTGAACGTGCAGGATTTGAATCGACGAAAAATAAAAGAAATCTTGAAAAAACTGAAGATCAACAAATACTACGAGCATATCCCTTATATTTTGAATCGTATCACGGGTATTCCGAATCCTAATTTGACTCAGGAATTAGAAGAAAAGCTTCGTAATATGTTCAAGGAGATCCAAGTACCTTTTCTGAAGCATTCGCCGTTGAATCGGAAGAATTTCCTCTCCTACTCCTACGTCATTCATAAGTTCATACAGTTACTCGAGAAGGACGAGTATCTCAAGTATTTTCCGTTGCTGAAAAGCCGTGACAAGCTGCATCAGCAAGAGCAAATATGGCGTAACATTTGTCAAGATTTGGGGTGGAAGTTCATACGAAGCATTTAAGGTCCGGTCATGGTCTTGCTCACGTCGGGCACGGTACGCATCGACGGGAAACCGACGAGGTTCGCTCCGATGCCCATGCCGGCGCCGGAGCGAGCGCTCACGCCTAGACTCGGGCTGTACAGATCCAGCAGGCTGAAGGTCGCGGCGGCCACGAAGCCGATCAGAATGACGTCCTCGACCGGCATCTTTTTGTTGGGAAACATGAATGCGGCGGTGGACACCACCAAGCCCTCCATCAAGTACTTCAGGATGCGCACGAAGATCTCCACCATATCGAAGGAACCGCTCATACTCAAGGTTTTACTTTATATGAACAGAAATTTTTTTCCAGTTTTTAGAAGATATCAGGCGCGATCATTTTTATTTAAAACTAGAAGACGCTCGTTAGGTATCAAAGATCTAGGATGATTCCTGTGTCGGAGAAGGATTTCCTCACTCAAGACCCTCCGTTGAGAGGTCAAAACTATGCATGCGTGTCGTTCATCCACCCGGATCAAATCTTGAAGGATAAACACGTGTTTTTCTTCGAAAAGTATGTCAAGAATTTCTCGAACGATTTGAAGATCCTGTTGTCTTCGATCGAAGAGCACTATCCGGACAAATCGGACCAGATTCGCTCTCTGCGCGACGCCCATCCGGGGATCCTGTGCGACGACATCCAAGGCGACTTCGAATTCTTCAAACACACTCACGAAATGGAGCTGCAACGCGAATTCGACGAAGCGCACGAATTCCGCACTTCCGTGCAGGCGCTTAAGATCCGAGGGGTCTACGACTCTTTGGACGAAGCTCAAAATCGGTGTAAGACGCTACGAATCGCGGACGACAACAAGTTCAATATTTACATCGCCGAGGTGGGATGTTGGTGTCCGTGGAATCCGGATCCGAACCAGTTGGATAAGCAGGAGTTCGCGGAAACCGAGCTCAACACGTTGATGAGCAACTACTACAAAAACATCGATAGCGCCTCCGAGCACTACAACGAGCGCAAAAAGGATCTACACGTTCGCTTGGAGAACGAGGAGACGCTCAAGAAAGATAATGTCCCGAGCACGTCCTCCTCGTCCGGGAAAAATGAGGCGGTGACGATCATCGAGGAGGACGTGTCGCTCGACGCCGATCCGTGGATGAAAGAGAAAGGAAAACAGAAGGCGCTTGTGGACGATCAATAAAAAACCGAACTAAAATAAATGTCAAGCATTTTGCTGCTTCTGTTGTTCTTGGGTATTATCCTTGTGGTTGACGGCTTTTACAGAGATCAAATCGAATACTTGCGCAATCACCAAGTGGTAAAGTACAAGTTCATCCCTCGTAACCAATACGAAGACGCGTTGGGCTACCTCAAATACGACATGTTCGAGAACGAACACGACGCGCGAAGCGCGGGTCGTCCGGACGATTCGAAAAAGAACAAAAAGAAGCCGACCAAGAAACAACCCATTCAGATAGGAAACTCCTAACGCGCGTTCATCTTTTTCACGTTGATCACGTGTTTACGCTTCGAAGCGAACGACTTGGAGTCGAACGTCTCCTCGTTGCGCTCGTCGTCGTTCATGTTGTTCGCCATGTCCCAAAAGGTTTGATTGCAGATTTTGAAGGGAGGATGCGTGCTTGCCTTGTACCAAAACACGTTGTCCTCCAATTTGTTACTTTTGGTCGTGTTGTTAATCACGAGACACTCGAAGTTTTCGGTGCACTGATCCATCACCTGACAAAACACTTCGAATGTTGGAAACATACCCGCGTAGTTGTCGTATATCCGTTTGCGGTTGGCGACGATGTTTTCGCGCAGGATGAACACGTAATCGATGTTTGTGCGCAGATTGGGAGTGATACCCAACGGATACTGCATGGAAATGATAAAAAACATCTTGAGATGCCGCCCGTTCATGAACAGCGCTCGTATGTTCACGTTCTTCGTCCAACTCGAGTCGTACAAACAGTCGTCCAAGATGAGGAACGACTTCGGATCGATACTGCTTTGACCATAGGTTCGTTCCTCCTCGTCCTTCTTCTTGAGGACGTGCTTCTGACGTTTGACCACGTTCTCGACGACCCGATCGGTAAACTCGTCGTGGATGAACATTTTGGGAACCATCGCTCCGTAAAAATGATTCGCGGACTCGGTGCCCGAGATGACGGTACCGAGTTGAAAATGATTGTTGTAGTACAACAAATCCTTGATCAGGAAAGACTTTCCGGTGTTTCGCTTGCCAATCATTACAACAACTTTGTCGTCATCAATTGAGGTAATGTCAAACTTTTTCAACTCCAGCCTCATTGTACACTTCGTTATATTACATGACAAAATATTCGATCCCTTCAAAACGGAGGTTCACCACCCTTCATGTTGTCGAACATCTGATTGTTCTCATTCGTGTCCGTGCACAACACGTACAACATGTACGTGATGATCAAGACAGTACAAAACACGATCGCGTATTGGCGTTTTGATTTTTGCGCATCCTTCCGATCCGAATAGAGGGTGTACAAAGTCACGAGTGTGGCCACCAAAGTCGAAATCCCTACAGCATACACGTCCATATTTGTATTATCCAAACACACGATTTTTTCAACCATCGAACCGAGACGTCGCGGTACCGTACATTCCGCTTTGACGAAGCAGATTGCGTTTCATTTTTTTACGAATAGCTTCGTTTTTGAAACTGTCCGATGCGATGTTCACTCCGAGTAGCTGACGAATCTTGGAGGAGTGGGCTTTCTTACCTTTTATCACGATGCTTCGTGTCGCGGTAGCAGCCGATTGGGGAGGGTCTGGTTCGATATCGATATCGATATCCAACTCGATGTCTGAGTCCTCGAATCCAATGGTCTCGTTGTGGTTATCCGATACCACGGTGGTTTCTTTTTCGCCGTGATTGACGATTCGCGACTCCTCTTTGTTCGGTGTGACCAGGGTCTCCTCGTCGTGGTGGGTGTGGCTTGGCTCGTCGGTCGGAGGGGAAGCTTCAGCCTCCGGCTCCTCCTCCTCGTCGTGGTGGGTGTGGCTTGGCTCGTCGGTCGGAGGGGAAGCTTCAGCCTCCGG